TTACTCTTGCTTTGATTCATCTTGTCTCTCCTTGTTCCATGCCCATCCGAAAAGCTCGTTTCCTCCCGGGGATAATTGCAATACGGCATTTTCTTCTACCAATTCACGAGTCTCTTTATCATAAGCGTCAAGGGTGTCGTATGCCATAAATACTTGTTTACCTTGTTGTCTTTGATTGTGATATACCTTAATAATAGAAGAAAATACAGCCCTTTCTATGTTTTTAAGCAAAACAGAGTCGTGAACAACAAACGGAATGGGGGTAACTGCCATGTTTGCAAGATCAAAAGTAATAAGTCCTCGGTACTGCGCCCCGGTACCTCCGTCATTCGGTGTTTTGAATGTGTATTTGTTCAGCTTTTCAAGTTTGAGGACAGGTGGCATATGAGTAGCATCGCCTAAAATCTCCAGGGTTATGCTGTCCATCTCCCGATTAACAGTATTTTTAATGATGAGAAGTTCGTCGGCAATTATGGTATCTCTTGTTGCGGCGTAATCGGCGGCAACCTGCTTCAAGCGCTGAAGTTCGTCATAGTTTCTATTTGCCTTTCTTAAATTATTGAGTTCCGTGGTAATTTGCGCAAATTCCTTCAAGATTGCCTGCGAGACATTCGGGACATTTTTGATTTCAGTAATCTGTTCCTGAATTGCAGCTATTTCACGACTCAGCAACGCATAGGTAGTGGCAAGACTTCTCTCTGTTTCTGCAAATTCCTGCTCTAAAATCTTAGTCAGTTTCTGGTGAAAGTGTTCTATTTCTTCTAACGTGTGAAATTCCTCATTTGGAAAGAAACGCTCCAAGTCAGTAAATGTCCTCTTGAAGCTGCGCTTTTCGCCTGTCATATCACGACGCACGGAATTCAGTTGTGTTTGAACCAATGCTCTTTGCCTACGGAAATTTATAAGGGCTTCATTCAGTTCCGAAAGTCTCTGTGCGGTCATACTATCAAGGTCAAGAAGCCCGCTGTTGTTGTCATCAATCAGGCTCTGTTCCTGCTGTTCAAGTTCTGCAATCCGTGTGTCGTTAGCGGCTTTTTCCTTATCATTTTTGGCAGCACGGATATGATTGTATTCCTGCGTAGACTTACGAAATGTTTCTTTTTCGTCTTCTGCTTTTGCCGCTTGCTTTATCTGTGCTTCAACAGATGAATACCTGTCAAACAGACGCATATATCGTTGGATAGCGACAGTTGCACTCTCGTCCTTAGAAGATCGTAAAGGACGCTCCTCATCCAAAGTGTCTCTTTTATAAACTCGAATAAACCTTGCGATTGCTCCACGCCAAGTTATCCCCTCGGTTAACAGGGCATAATGTTCGCAAAGAAATTCCCCATACTTTTGCAGCGATAATGGCTCTTCTGGCAATGCTTGATATTCAGCATTGCATTTCACAACATTGTTATAGTCAACCGTGTTTCTAGAAAAGTAATACATCTGCCCGCCGAAATCGAAAGCAAAGCAAATAGTATGCTCCTTGACATTCTCCTGAACATCAACGCATTTTTGGATATAGTCGGTACCACCAAACACAAAGTCCAAAATCATAAGAAAAGTGGATTTACCTATGGAATTTGAACCATTGTCATCTCCGAGGACAACGTTAAGTCCGGCATGAAAACGAATCGGCTCTCTGACCTTGCCGTTGCTGATAAATTTATCGCACCTTACTTCAACCAACATAGCGAAGAACCTCCCCGTCGATTTCTATTTTATGCATGGCATAGAGACAATCTATAATCTCTACAAACTCGTCAATATTCTGTATTTTGTCCTTTTTCACTCTCGAAAACAGTTCCGATGGTGTCATATCTTCTTTTTCAAGAAACGCAAGAATCACCGGGAATTTTGCGATGCTACTTTCTTTGTAAGGCGTTACCTTATTCGGCATTTTCATTTGTGAAACACCTCGCAGTTCTGTATAAAAAAGGACACAACAATATTACACGCCAAGCGGCTCTTCGTTGCGAGTCCGGCTTTGTTTCGTATCCACTCTGATAACTGGCTGATGACATCTGATTGCGATAGCCCGGATTTTTCCAGTTTCATGGAGCTAACTTTAATTTCAGATGCTATCATGTCAAAATCAGCATTTGAATTTGAGAATACCTTCTCTATGTATCGATAATAAGTCACTACCTGCATCTGTGTCTCGTTTTTCAATATGAAGTTTTCGGCATCAAATTTCTCGTCTAATCGTAGAGCCTCATACTCAAGTTCAACAAGTTCTGACGCATCACTTATTGTATTTAAAGCATCAAGCACCGTTCGAATATCATCTTCAAGCTGCATACTGTTTACTGCCAATTTCGCCGCATAATTTTTCGCAAGTTGTATTTTGATTTCATAAAGTTTTCTGTATTCCTCTGCAGTAGGGTTCAGAAGGTATCGCTCTGCACATCCTTCATCAAGAACAATAAAATTATCCGGCGCATCGAGTTTATTCGGTGCAGGATAGATGGTAGCAAATTCTGCCGCTGTCTCATCGTTAAGTCCATCAGGGAAAATCTGTGTAATTCTATATTTCTTTACTGCCTGTCCCTTTATTGTGTCCACTAGCTTATTATGGCAAAGTGGACATTCGTAGTTTGCCTCAGCAAGCAATGGAGCATCCTGATATTCAACGGTATCGTTCTGATTTTTGTTTGGCTTGTTGAGAGCATATAAGAATACTTCTGCAAGAAACGTTGCATCATCGCCAGCCTCATGGAATGCCATGAGGCTTTTCCTTTTGCTGTCAGGAATGGTTTTATCCGCACCTATCAGCTTTACGATTTTGTCAATCGTATCGTCCTTCAAATGCGGATTCAAATCCGGCATTATTTCTTTTTTAAAGTACGCAATAGTTTTATCAATTACTATTTGTTGCATTGATGCCTGCCGGAGCCCATCCGGGACGGGATCGTCCCTGCTTACGAGGCGGCTGATTTTTTTGGAACTAAGATTACTAGTCCAATACCCCTGATCGGCGACATAGTCTTGATCATTGATGGAGCTAAGAAGAAACACACCCGCAGATTCCTGTTTATCGTGTGTCCTAAATCCCGACTACATGATTTGGATGTATGAAGATATATTCAATTCATTCATCTTCTGTCTTCTCCTTTCTCATGCCACGGAAAAATACTGGCAAAACACCGGCAAAACGGTGGCAAATACTTTTAGTCCGTGATTCGGTATAATTAAATTGCAGTTCAGAGAGTTCTGACAATGTACGAAAGTATCTTAATTTATATTATATAATACCACACTATCAAACAAAAATCAATGCTTTTAGATTGATATTTGTTATTTTGCTTATTTTTTCTCTGAATGCACCAACAGGCAAAAGTCGTCTGATTAGCGGCAACCCAGTGAGTCTGACGGAAAACCAAGGTTTCCTACTGGAAAGAAGCCGGACATAGGAGGCAAATCATGGCTAACATTAGTAATTATAACTACATTGCAAGCATCGAACAGTCTGTTTTGATAATAAACACAGAGCTAGGCAACAGAGTAGCCGAATCCGTGTTTGAAAGATATGGAGCTCATGGCATCGAAGACCTAAATCCGTCCTATCTGCCAGATGTATTTTCGGAACTTTATGCAATCGAAGCCAGCCTTTGATAACTAAACATCATTGCCTTGGGCATGGCATAAAACTGCTCACCGCCAGACACCGCATCACTTGATCACTGATGGCTCAACGGTATCTGACGGACAACTGAATACTGTAGCTGCCTTTTGAGCGGGTTTGCTGCAATCCGAAACGGAGAACTCCGTTAGGACTGCGGTTAGGTTTTTGCACCCTTTTTGCGGCAGCGCCCAGAGTCCTCCGTTTCGAGAAATCGAAAATCGGAGGATTTTTTATGTCAAGCGAAGCCAAACAGTATTTTATCCCTGCCAACGAAGAACTTGTAGAGGTAAGCGAGGAACTGTATCGTGAGTATTATCGTCCAATATGGAACACCCGCTATCATGTCCGGAAGAATGGCGAGTGTAGTTGCACCAAAGCTCAGCTGTGGAAATGCGATGGCGTATGCCCAGGTTGCCCGTTCTACACAGCTGGTAAAAAAGTATCTCTCGACACCGTTATCGGTGGTGAAAACGATGAACTCACCCTTGGCGACACTCTAGCAGACGATTCGCAGACCATCGAATCAATTATTATTCAGAAGGAACTGCTCGAAGCCTTGTATGAAGAACTCGACCGTCTTGACCCGGAGGGAAAACGCATATGTGAATTGATGATGTACCATTCCGAGAGAGAGTCCGCCGAAATTATGGGTATGGCGCGCTCTACTTTCAAACGGCACTGGGCAAAGATATGTGACGAACTGCGGGACAAGCTCAAGGATTACTATTTCTGACATTTTCAATTATCACTCCGGTTGCAGTTTTGCAGCCGGAGAAAAAATTTTTCTGACGGTGGACCACTTTGGCATAATCCCTCCAGTGGATATTGAGGACAGCAAAAACAAATTACCTCGGAAAGGAGATTTTTCAATGAACAAGCCTAAAATCAACGAATCTGCAACTGACGAGGAACTTATCGGCGTGCTTACGGCAATCAGTGTTGTTTCAAAGCGCCTGGCAAGAAACTTGATTCAGCTTGAACAGCAGAAAAAATCTATGGAAGGAGCGACAAATCATGAGCAAAATAAACGAAGTGGAACAGGTCATCAGAGAACTGCGAGATGCTGCATCATTGTTGAATGATACCGCAAACTGGCTTTATGGGCTTTTTTCTACTGATAAGGTGCAGGAGCATAACGCCAGTTCGGTAGAGACGCAGGAACAGCCGAAGAAGCAGCTTAGCCTTGAAGATGTAAGAGCCGTCTGCGCCGAAAAATCCCGTGCCGGGTTCACAGCAGAGGTAAAGTCAATCATCACAAAGCACGGTGCGGACAAGCTTTCCGCAATCAAGCCGGAGAAATATGCAGCAGTCCTCGCAGAGGTGGAGGTGCTAGGCAATGCCGACTAACCACGCAATTCTCTCGGCGTCATCAAGCCACCGCTGGCTCGAATGTCCGCCGTCTGCTAAACTCTGTGCCGAACTGCCGGATACATCAAGCGAGTATGCGCAGGAGGGCACGGACGCTCATGCCCTCTGCGAACACAGACTGAAAGCCTTGCTCGGCAGAGAAACCACCGACCCAACAGAAAACCTCACCTACTACAACGAGGAGATGGAGCGCTGCGCTGTCGAGTACGCTACATACGCTTATGAGCAGGTCGAGAAAGCAAAAGTAGCCTGCAATGACCCCATCGTCCTTATCGAACAGAAACTGGATTTCTCTCGATGGGTTCCGGAGGGATTCGGCACAGGTGACTGCGTAATCGTAGCTGACGGTACACTTTCCGTTATAGATTTCAAGTACGGCAAAGGTGTGGAAGTCCTCGCAGAGAATAATCCGCAGATGATGCTTTACGCTCTCGGCGCTCTCGAATTATTTGACGGAATATACGACATATCCGCAGTGAACATGATTATATTCCAGCCAAGGCGTGACAATATCAGCGAGTATGCCATCTCCAAAGAAGAACTGCTCCGTTGGGCTAATGAGAGCCTCACCCCGACAGCGCAGCTTGCCGCAAATGGCGATGGAGATTTTAAAGCAGGGAAACATTGTCGCTTCTGCAAGGTCAGAGCGACCTGTCGAAAACTAGCAGAATATAATCTTGCTCTCGCTCGTTACGATTTTGAACCGCCTGCAACCCTTGATAATATCGAAATCGCCGCTATTCTCGCAAAAGCGGACGAGCTTGTATCTTGGGTGACCGATGTAAAAGAATACGCTCTGCGGCAGGCGCTTAGCGGTGTTTCATACGATGGTTTCAAGGTGGTCGAGGGGCGTTCCAACCGCAAATACACAGATGAAAATGAAGTTGTTGAAGCCGTCAAATCCGCAGGATATGACCCATATGAACACAGCGTTCTCGGTATCACAGCAATGACCAGTCTGCTCGGTAAGAAAAAGTTCAACGAATTGCTCGGTGGTTTTGTAGAAAAGCCACAGGGCAAGCCAACCTTAGTACCAATGTCGGACAAGCGTCTGGCAATCCATACAGCAAACGAAGATTTCAAGGAGGAAAAATAATATGCCAAAGTTTATCAATCCCACAAAGGTAATCACAGGACCCGATACAAGATGGAGCTACGCAAATATCTGGGAAGCAAAGTCCATCAACGGCGGCGCTCCGAAGTTCAGCGTATCACTTATCATTCCTAAGGCGGATACCAAGACGGTCGAGAAAATCAAGGTGGCTATCGAAGCAGCTTATAAGGAGGGCGAGGCAAAGCTCAAGGGCAACGGGCGCTCCGTTCCTGCGCTTTCCGCAATCAAGAATCCGCTCCGTGACGGCGATACAGAGCGCCCCGATGATGAAGCGTACGCTAACAGCTACTTCATCAACGCAAACTCCGCAACCGCTCCCGGTATCGTGGACGCAAACTGCAATCCTATTCTGGAGCGTAGCGAGGTTTACAGCGGTGTTTACGGCAGAGCGTCTATTTCTTTTTATGCTTTTAACTCCAACGGCAACAAGGGTATCGCCTGCGGTCTGAACAACTTGCAGAAGATTCGCGATGGCGAACCGCTCGGTGGAAGAACCTGCGCTGAGGACGATTTTGCAACCGACGACGATGATGATTTTCTTTCTTGAGGTGTAATATGACGGGGTTTGAAAGCATTATGCTTGCCGCTTGTTTCGGCATTTCGGTAGGTATGGTCATCGGTAATCTCATCACCGTTATCGGTTCGCTGGCAACGGCAATCAAGCAGCGCCGCAAGGCTGATCGCAAGTAATTTTGGCAGTCTTACTGTCGGGTGGGTGGGTAGGTTTCTTATGGAGTTTTTTATGGATATTTCAACTTTTAACAACTCGGAATTCGGAGAAATCCGTACAATTCAGAAAGATGATAAGGTGCTGTTCTGCGGTTCAGACATTGCAAAGGCACTCGGATACTCTAACACGTGCGACGCTCTTTCAAGGCACTGCAAGGGTGTCGTGAAATGCGACACCCCTACTAACGGCGGCATTCAGTCGCTCGGCTTCATTTCAGAGGGCGATGTTTACCGACTTATCGCGCACAGCAAACTGCCCGGCGCAGAACGCTTTGAGAGATGGGTATTTGATGAGGTTCTTCCCTCTATCTGCAAGCACGGTGCGTATCTGACGGAAGATGTTCTGGAACAGGCGCTTGCCTCTCCGGATTTTCTCATTGAACTGGCTACCAGACTGAAAACTGAAAAGGCGAAAAACGCGCAGCTTACCGTTTCCAATCAGATCATGCAGCCAAAAGCAGAGTATTTCGATATGCTCGTTGACAGAAACCTACTTACGGGTATTCGTGACACGGCAAAGGAACTCGGTGTAAGGCAGAATGATTTCGTGCGTTTTCTGCTTGACAAGGGGTATCTTTTCCGCACCAAGAAAGGCAAGCTAAGGCCGTATGCTACATACGTTGACAGCGGTTTGTTTGAAATGAAGGAGTTTGTCAACGACAAGACCGGATACACAGATACTCAGACGATGATAACTCCCAAGGGCAAGGAAACATTCAGACTTTTGTGTATCTGATAATCATTTGGGCGGTAGATTAGCTTTACCGCCCTTTTTGAGGTGAACTATGGAAAAGATAAAGACTTTAAGTATCGACTTGGAAACATTCAGTGATATTGACCTCGCAAAATGCGGTGTGTACAGATATGTTGAGTCACCCGCATTTGAGATACTCCTTTTCGGAGTTTCAGTGAACGGCGGCGATGTTGTGGTGTACGACCTTGCGCAGGGCGAGAAAATTCCCACAGAAATTCTCACTGCCCTGACCGATACCAGCGTTATCAAACGGGCATTTAATGCGACATTTGAAAGAGTATGTCTGTCAAAATATCTCGGTTTGACGTCCGGAGAGTATCTCGACTCGACTTCGTGGAGATGTTCAATGATATGGTCAGCGTACATGGGGCTTCCGTTGTCGCTTGCCGGAGCGGGAGCAGTTCTCGGACTGCCGGCACAGAAGCTGAAAGAGGGTAAGGAACTCATCAAGTATTTCTGCGTACCGTGTACTCCTACCAAAGCGAACGGCTTCAGAACGAGAAATCTTCCCGAACACGCGCCGGAAAAATGGGCGCAGTTCAAGGCTTACAACAAGCGCGATGTTGATGTCGAAATGTCGATACAAGACAAGCTGCGCAAGTTCCCCGTACCAGATTTTGTGTGGGAGGAATACTGCCTTGACCAGCAGATAAACGACCGTGGAATTGCTCTTGATATGGCGGTTGTAGAGAATGCAATCACATTTGACGAGCGCTCAAAGGCTCTGCTTTCGGCAAAAATGCAGTCGCTCACTTCTCTTGAAAACCCGAACTCCGTTCAACAGATGAAACAATGGCTCTCCGAGAACGGCTTGGAGGTTGACAGCCTTGGCAAAAAGGAGGTAGCGTCAATGCTGAAAACCGCACCGTCGCAGCTTGCAGAGGTTCTGGAACTCCGTCAGCAGCTTGCAAAATCCTCGGTGAAGAAGTACCAGGCTATGAGGAACGCTGTCTGCTCCGATGGACGAGCGCACGGAATGTTTCAGTTCTACGGCGCAAACCGTTCCGGCAGATGGGCGGGTCGGCTGATACAGTTACAGAACCTCCCGCAGAATCATATCCCCGACCTTGAACAGGCACGGGAGATTGTGAAAAGCGGAAACTATGAAGCCATGGAACTGCTGTATGATGATATTCCGGACACGCTTTCGCAGCTTATCCGCACGGCATTCGTGCCGAATACGGGAATGAAGTTTATCGTATCGGACTTTTCGGCAATCGAAGCGAGGGTGCTGTCGTGGTTTGCCGGTGAGCAGTGGCGGCTTGATGTATTTACCCATGGAGGAGATATTTATTGTGCGTCCGCAAGTCAGATGTTCCGTGTTCCCGTTGAGAAGCACGGTGTGAATGGCCATCTGCGACAGAAAGGTAAAATTGCAGAGCTGGCGCTCGGTTACGGAGGTTCAGTTGGCGCTCTGAAAGCTATGGGCGCATTGGAGATGGGGTTGTCGGAAGATGAATTACAGCCGCTTGTGGATATGTGGCGCAGTTCCAACCCGAATATAGTTCGGTTCTGGTGGGAAGTCGACCGCTGCGTGAAGGATACAATACGACAAAGACTTCGCACAGACACACATGGCATTCAGTTTGAATATCAGAGCGGAATGCTGTTTATCACGCTGCCGAGCGGCAGACGGCTTTCCTACGTCAAGCCCCGTATCGGCGAGAATAAGTTCGGCGGCGAATCCGTCACTTACGAGGGCGTTGGTGCAACGAAGAAGTGGGAGCGCATTGAAAGCTACGGACCTAAGTTCGTGGAGAACATCATTCAGGCGGTCAGCCGGGATATTCTCTGCTCTGCTATGCGGACACTGCGGAATTATCGGATTTGCGGTCACGTGCACGATGAACTTATCATCGAATGCCCGATAGATACAAATGTATCTGAAATCTGCGAGATGATGGGTAGAACTCCACCGTGGGCAAAGGGGCTTCCGCTCTGTGCCGATGGGTACGAATGTAACTTTTATAAAAAGGACTGAAATACAGTGGACCATTTGTATAATAAGTTTCCATATATTATCGACAGCTCTATCAGCTGTTAGAATTTAAAGAATGGAGGATAATAATGAAATTCACGTTATACACGGCAGATTGCATAGGCAGTCTGCCTAACAGCATATACCCCCACAAGTGCGTCATAACAGACGAAAATTCTATGAAAGCTGCTGTGGCATTTGACCACGTTGCAGCTGAATATACAAACAATCATCGCAGCAATACGGATTTTCTTTCTTCCGACAATATCCCGATGGACTGCGACAACGATCACTCCGATGATACAAGCGACTGGGTAACTCCGCTTGAGGTGGCAATGGCTTTTCCGGGAGTGGAGTTCGTGGTCGTGTACAGTCGCAATAATATGCTTTCGAAGAGCGGCAAATCGCCCCGCCCGAGGTTTCATGTGTATTTTCCCATTTCTTCTATTACGGACAGCGCAGAATACACAGCCTTAAAAAAGCGCATTGCGGCAGAGTTCCCGTATTTCGACAAGAACGCTCTCGACAGCGCAAGACTGCTTTTCGGAGTTCCGAATCCGCAGGTTGAAATATACAACGGCGATATGTCTGTCGTGGATTTCCTCGACAATGCGGATTTTGAACAGTGGGACAATGACAGTGCGAGTGTACCCGAGGGCAGTCGCAACAGCACTATGTCACATTACGCAGGGCGTATTATAAAGCGACTCGGGAACACTGACGAAGCATACAAACAATATCTGAAACAGGCTGAAAAGTGCGATCCTCCGCTTGACGATTCGGAGCTTCAGACTATCTGGAACAGTGCCGTTAAGTTCGGCAAAAAAGTCGCAAAGCAGGACGGATATATACCGCCCGAGCAGTATGATTCGGGCTTTAATCTCAAGCCCGATGATTATGACATCGGACAAGCCAAGGTTCTCGCTCGTGAGTACGGCGGCGAACTTGTATTCACGGACGCAACGGATTATATGCGCTATGACGGAGTTCGCTGGGAAGAATCGAAGCAGCTTGCTGTCGGAGCCTGCGAGGACTTCCTCGACAAGCAGCTTGATGAAGCCAAAACCGCTTTGGAAAAGGCACAGCAGGCTCTTATGAAATCCGGAATAGACAGGGAAACTGTCATATCCGGCGGCAAGGCTCTTGAAAAAGCAATAGATGAAAAAAGTGAGAAAGCCTTTGCGGAGTATATGACGGCACTTGTGTATAAGTCATTTGTAATGAAACGCAGGGATATGAAGTATATCACTTCCGCATTGCAGGCGGCAAAGCCTATGCTACTGCGGGATATTAAGGATTTCGATTCGCAGGAATTTCTGCTGAATACTCCGGCGGCTACATACGATTTGCGAACAGGGACAAGCTCGGAGCACTCCGCAGACGATCTCATAACCAAAGTGACCGCTGTATCTCCCAATAATGAGAACATGGGTATCTGGCTTGAAGTTGTGAACAGCTTTTTCTGCGGCGATGACGAGCTTATCGGGTATGTTCAGCAGATAGTCGGGCTTGCGGCAATCGGAAAAGTGTACATGGAGGCTCTTATTATTTCCTACGGTGAGGGTCGCAACGGTAAGAGTACGTTCTGGAACACGATTGCACGGGTTCTCGGTTCGTACAGCGGCAGTATATCCGCCGATGCCCTCACGGTTGGCTGTAAGCGAAATGTCAAGCCTGAAATGGCTGAACTTAAGGGAAAGCGACTGGTCATTGCCGCAGAACTAGAGGAGGGTATGCGGCTTAATACCTCGGTGGTAAAGCAGCTGTGTTCAACTGATGAGGTTTCCGCAGAAAAGAAATACCGCGATCCATTCAGATATACTCCCACGCACACGCTTGTACTGTACACAAATCATCTTCCGAGGGTCGGAGCAAATGACGAGGGTACATGGCGCAGGCTTATCGTCATACCGTTCAATGCGAAAATCGAGGGCAATTCTGACATCAAAAATTATGCGGACTACCTTTCAGAAAAGGCAGGCGGTGCTGTGCTTTCTTGGATCATTGAGGGAGCAAAAAAGGTGATCGAATGCAATTTCAAGCTGAAAATTCCGCAGTGCGTAAGTGAAGCAATATCTCACTATCGGGAAAATAACGACTGGCTTTCCATGTTCATTGAGGACTGCTGTGAGATTGATACATCATATACGCAGAAGTCTGGCGAGCTTTACCAAGAGTACCGTGCATACTGTGCAAGGACAGGAGAATACACGAGAAGCACCACAGATTTCTACACCGGACTTGATACCGCAGGGTTTGAAAAACGAAAATCCAAAACAGGCATTATGGTCTACGGAATCCGCTTGAAACCTGACTTTATGACAGATTAA